AATTGAATCTGAACTTCAAGAAAAAGAAAGAAAACTGGAAGGGACAGCTCGCGGCAGAGATGATCGTGTGTTTACGATTTTTGAATGTCATGTCAATGTGGATTTAGAGGGATTTGAAGATTCTGGGCAAGACGGACAACCAACCGGAATTAAATTACCTTATGTTGTTACAATAGAAGAAGGTACAAGAAAAGTTTTATCTGTAAGAAGAAATTATGATGTTAAAGATCCGTTGAAGAAAAGAATTGACTATTTTGTTCATTTTAAATTTCTACCTGGCTTAGGCTTTTACGGCTTTGGCCTTATTCATATGATTGGCGGATTGAGCCGTACTGCAACGGCGGCTCTACGTCAACTTTTAGATGCAGGAACATTAGCGAATTTACCTGCAGGATTTAAAATGCGTGGAATTAAAATGAGAGACGAAGCACAAGCCATTCAACCTGGAGAATTTAGAGATGTTGATGCTCCGGGCGGAAATTTGAAAGATGCGTTTATGATGCTTCCGTTTAAAGAACCCTCTCAAACCTTATTAGCTTTAATGGGAGTCGTGGTACAAGCAGGACAACGATTCGCTTCTATAGCGGACCTGCAAGTGGGCGAGGGAAATCAACAAGCAGCTGTGGGCACGACTGTAGCCTTGTTAGAAAGAGGTTCTAGAACGATGTCGGCCATACATAAAAGATTGTATGCATCCATGAAAAAAGAATTTAATTTACTCTCAAGAGTATTCAAACTTTATCTACCACCCGTATATCCATACGATGTTGTTGGAGGCCAAAAGCAAATTATGCAAGCGGACTTTGATGACAGAGTAGATATTCTGCCAGTTGCGGATCCAAATATCTTTAGTCAGACGCAACGAATCTCCCTTGCACAAACGGAGCTGCAATTGGCGGCCTCAAATCCAAGAATGCACAATCAGTATGAAGTGTATCGAAATATGTACGAGGCGTTAGGAGTCAAAGACATTGATTTAATTTTAAAACCGAAACCACAGATGATTCCAAAGGACCCTGCATTAGAACATATTGATGCCTTAGGAGGAATGCCATTTAGAGCGTTTCCTGGCCAAGACCACCGAGCGCACATTACCGCGCATTTAAATTTTATGGCAACAAATTTGGCTAGAGGCGCGCCGATGATGAACGCGGCTATTGAAAAGAATTGCTTAGAGCACATTAGTTTAATGGCTCAAGAACAAGTAGAATTGGAATTTAGAGAAGAATTACAACATCTGCAACAGCAACAAGTAATAGTACAACAACTGATGCAACAAAATCCACAAGCTGCGCAACAAGCACAAATGCAGATGCAACAACTTCAACAAAAGATTGATGCTAGAAAAGCAGTTTTAGTGGCTGAAATGATGGAAGACTTCATGAAGGAAGAAAAAGCGGTTACATCTCAGTTTGATCATGACCCAATTGCTAAATTAAGAGCTAGAGAGCTGGATATTAGAGCTCTTGACAATGAAGCAAAAAGAAAAGAAGCTCAAGAACGACTTAATATTGATAATATGAAGGCTTTAATGAATCAACAAGTTCAAGAAGATAAAATTAAACAAAATGAAGAACTTGCTGAACTTAGAGCAGACACTTCAATTGAAAAACAAGAAATGGCGAACGAAAATCGTCTAAAACTTGCAAAAATGAAACCAAAAACAAATGGAAGGAGCAACTAATGACAGTAGGTAAGGGTTATGCACCATTAGGTAAATCAAAAGTGATTGTTACACCGGATGCAAATAAAAACAATAAACCTGTTGCAGTTAGCAAGGATAAAAAAGATACAAATCCTGTAACTGGAACAAGAGCTGCTAGAAAACAAAAAGACGTAACTTGGACGTAAAATGGCTTGGTTTAGTTTAGCAAAAATAGCATTACAGGCGGGAAGTAAAATTTATTCTAACCGCCAACGTACGAAGATGGCAATGTCTGATGCACAATTGATGCATGCAGAACGTATGGCTCGAGGTGAGGAATCTTACCAGGGCAAGCTTTTAGAAGCTCGGCAAAACGACTGGAAGGACGAGATCGTTTTGGCGATTCTCACACTGCCCATAATTGTGCTCGCCTGGTCGGTGTGGACAGAGGATCCGGCGGCTATGGAGAAGATAGATATCTTTTTTGAGTATTTCTCGAATTTGCCAAAATGGTTTACGAATTTATGGATCCTTGTAGTTGCCAGCGTATTTGGTATAAAGGGTACACAAGTATTTAGAAACGGAGGAGGTAAAAAATAATGGTTAGTAAATGGATAAAGGGCGGTAAAGCTGCGTGGGGGGCTATTGTAGGTGTTAAACCTAGAACTACAACATCTCATGCACTTCAAAAATTTAAGGCTAAAGTAAAGGGCATCGAAGAAGGTGCTGCTGAAGGTACAAAAAGATATAAAGGCGACCTACCTAAAGCGACAATTGAAAAAGTAGAAAAAGAAACTAGACGAAAATTTAAAAAAGAAGCTGGAAAAAAATTATTGAAGGAAAATCAATAATGGTAAACCCAAGGTGGCGACCTACAATCGCAAATTCAAGAATTACAAGTAAAAGTAAACAAAAAGATGACAGAGTAGATGGATTTGATCTTCCACCACCAGAAAAATACATCGGAAGATATATTGATGCCGACATTGATGGTGTTAAAGTATCTAATCCAAGCTATAAGAAATATTATAAGGATTTAGTATAATGAGACAATATTACAGAACGGGTGGCGACACACATGTAACCAAAGAAGGTAAAACAGCTAGAAAAGGTCTTTGGTACAATATTGCTCAAAAGAAAAAACGTGGAGAAAAAATGCGCAAAAAAGGTGCAAAAGGTGCACCTACTGAAAAAGCAATTAAAGCGAGTCAGGCCTAATGCCTGGAATAGCTTTACGAGGACATGGAAGAGCAATTTATCGTAATGGTGGTCCAGCTTGGACACGAAAAGAAGGTCAATCACCTTCTGGTGGATTAAACAAAAAAGGTAGAGCAAGCTATAAAGCTCAAACAGGTGGTACGTTAAAAGCACCTACAAAATCTAAAACAAGCGGAAGACGTAAGGCGTTTTGTGCAAGAATGGGCGGTATGAAGAAAAGATTAACGTCAGCTAAAACGGCAAGAGATCCAGATTCAAGAATAAACAAAGCATTGAGAAAGTGGGATTGTTAGTGGATCCTTTAGCGATCGTATCAAAATTACAAAAACTCATGAGAGATAATCTTCAGCGCGTGGGTGATGCCATGATTAGTGGTGGTGTTGACAATATGGAGAAATATCAGTATATGTTAGGACAGGCACGTACCTATCAGTACATGCTTCAGGAAATCTCTAACCTGCTAAAAGCTAAGGAGCAAAAAGAAGATGAAGGAAACGTTATCGACCTCGGAAAAGGAAGTCCCAAAGCATAGAAATGCGTTGGAAGAAAAATATCACGACATCGAAGAAAAAGAACCTTTAAATCCCGAAAATATCAAAGAACAAGTTTCTCAACTCCCTGAGCCTAGCGGCTGGAGATTATTAGTATTACCTTTTACACCTAAGGAAAAAACAAAAGGTGGAATTTTAATTGCACAAGAATCTTTAGACAAATTACGAGTGGCTACGAATTGTGGCTATGTTTTAAAGATGGGGCCGTTGGCTTATGCTGATCGTGAAAAATTTACCACAGGTCCGTGGTGCAAGAAGGGGGATTGGGTCATCTTTGCTCGTTATGCAGGATCAAGATTGCCCATAGAAGGCGGAGAAGTCCGTTTGTTAAACGACGATGAGGTTCTGGGCACGATCAAAGATCCGGAATCCGTGCTGCATCACATATAAACATAGGAGGAACTATGCCAGACGAAGAAGTAAAAAAAGAAGAAGTTAAAGAAGAAAAGACGGTAGATATTGATACATCGGGACCTGATGTGGATATTGCGATACCGGAAGAAAAGGATCTTAAAGAAGTCGAAGTCAAGGAAGAACCAAAAGAAACGGTCCAAGAGCCACGAACCACGGAACAAGAACCAGAAGTCAAGGTTGAAGAAAAACCAAAAGAAGAAAAAAAAGAAGAACTAGAACAATATTCTGAAGGTGTTCAAAAACGAATTGCTAAGTTAACAAAGAAATGGCGTGAAGCAGAGCGACAAAAAGAAGCCGCTTTAGATTATGCCAAAGGCGTTCAACACGAACATTCTCAGTTAAAAACTAGATTTTCAAAATTAGAGCCAAATTATGTAAAAGCTCTTGAAAATAAAGTTATAGCTGGAATCGATGCGGCAAAGGCTAAACTTCATACTGCTCGAGAAGCAGGTGATATTAATGCTGAAGTTGATGCACAAAAAACAATTGCTCAACTCGGTGTCGAAGAAGCTAGACTTAACGCTTTGAAGGATCGACAGTCTCAAGAGAAGGAACAAGTAGTTAAAACGCCTTCTTTAGACCAAGCAGTCGCGCCTCAAAAACCAGATCCAAAAGCCGAAGCATGGGCGGATAAGAACGAATGGTTCGGAAAAGATAACGCCATGACGTATACGGCTTTTGATTATCACAAGAAACTAACTGAACAAGAGGGATTCGATCCGAATTCGGACGAATACTATGCTGAGATAGACAAGCGAATGAGGCTTGACTTCCCGCATAAGTTTGGTAATACTAAGTCTCAGGAATCGACTAAACCGACACAAACAGTAGCGTCAGCGACGCGAAGTGTACGACCTAGTCGCAACACCGTGAGACTCACATCATCTCAGGTAGCAATCGCTAGAAAATTAGGTGTGCCACTTGAAGAATATGCGAAACAATTAAAAATCACGAAGGAGGTCTAAGCATATGACAAAAGACGACATTAAAACTTCCCGTGCGAGCCAAACTAGGGCTAAAACAGAGAAACCCAAAGTATGGACTCCACCATCATCTTTAGATGCACCCCCTGCACCAGATGGGTACCATCACAGATGGATAAGAGCCGAGTCAATGGGCTTCGACGATACGAAGAACATGGCCGGTAAATTAAGATCAGGATACGAGCTCGTAAGAGCTGATGAATATCCTGGATCGAATTATCCAGTGATGAATGAAGGGAAATACAAGGGGATCATCGGAGTTGGCGGCCTTTTGCTGGCAAGGATACCAGAGGAGATTGTGAAAT